TTAACCTCGGATATTTCCCATTTCTTAATTCGATGTTGATTTTCTTCTAACCACTGAACTTCTTGCTCGCCAATCTTCTCAACCAGTCTTGGTCTATATCCGTGAATATTTCCGCCACCAACAAAGAGATTGCATCTAATACAGCCGGAATGAATGTTTCTCTCATCAAATCTTAGGAATGAGCTTCTACCTTGTGGAATAAAGTGTGAGGCTTGAAAACTTGGTTTCCATACTGCACCGCAAGCAATACAAGGCTGACCTTTGTCTCTTAATCGGATAAACTTATTCACTTCTTTTTGAAGTGCTTTCAGCCAATGGCCCCTATCGTTTTCTAGTAGTTTTTTCTTCCGCTCTTTTAGTTGAGCTTTTTCTTGTTTCTCTCGTTTCTTCCTTGCTTGCTCTTTTGATAACGCTATCGCACATTTTGGCGAACAGACTTTCTGCATTGAGCTTATTGTTTTGACAAAGTAACAACCACAGACTTTGCATTTGGTTTCCTTAGGTTTAGTCATATCTACCACCATTTACCAGTGATTAAGATTGTCCCTATAACAACACAGGCATAAGCTATAATTAAAATCTTTAACTCTTTATCACTCATCGTCCGCACCCTCAATAAAACAAATAATCACAAACACAACCACGAAAAGAACTACTGATAGGGCTATTTCTTCTCTCATTCAAAATCTCCACACATCGTTAAACTTAACACCGTTCTCAATGCCCCAAGCGGTTGTGTATTCAATTAGGCTTGCCATTCTCTTAACGCCCATTTTTGAGGTCCTTTCTCGAACGTTTACCAGCTCACCCTCAATGCCGGTAACTATTTTATATGGCTGCTTTGTTGCGATGGTATGCCCGCTAACTAATATGTTTTTCCAACCGTATAAATCGTATTTATCGCCTTGCCATGTCGCCTGTTTTGAGATATCACCTAGCATTGCGTGAAATTTATCGTTTTGCTCCATTGATCGGGTTTTAACTTTTATCTCAACAACAAGCGGATCTGATTCGTTAATCGGTAATTGGCGGATGGTTTCGATAACTCGATTTCTTACTGCCTCATTGACTAAATACATCCGAGGATAATTATGCTCCATCGTAACCACCTACTTTCTTGATAAAATCAAGACTTACTGAGCGTTGTACAAAGTCTTCCATTGTTGGATCAAAGACTACGACCATTTGCCCTTTGCTATTTCCCTTGATTTCTTTTCCTGTTACAGGGTTGATAAATGCAATTCGTCCACCTGTGATATCAATCACTTCATTCGCCACGCCTTGAATGTGGTTTTGATACCATTGAGTAGATTTATCATTGTTGAGTAACATCACGACTAAATGACCATCATCGCATAACACCCTGGCGCGCTTAATAAATGGCGTTACATTAGAGTACGGAGGATTGACAAAAATAGACGCTTTAGACAAGCCGCCTTTAAGTGCATAAAGGTTAAAATTTAAAAAATCATCAGCTAATCCACCTTCCCCGAAATAAAGCTTAACAAGTGCATTATCTCCATTAGCACAGCCATCAATATCAAAACCGAACCGTTTGTCTAGCCATTTAAAAACATACTTCGGTGTCTGCCATGTATCTTTATCAAATTTTTGTTCTGTCATCTACGCAATCCCCATAATCTCTTTAATCTTAGCTACACCGTTTTTTGATACTTCTGGAGGAATAACTTTTGGCTTTTGCTCTAGCAGTTCTGGAATTTGAGGAAATTCAAATCCAGTGCGAGCTTTATCAACTACTTCGGCAAGGATTTTCGGCATAGCCTTTTGGCAATCTTCCCATTTCTTCTTGCTGTAACCGTCATAAATGGTTTTAAGCAAATAATATTCAGCCTTTGAGCGGAATTTGAAATTGTGAGGTTCTTTTGCGTAACCAAAGTATTTTTGAATTCTTGATGACAATTCTTCGGGCGTTGGCAAGCCTAATTCGTGGTAATTTTCAAACTCGCACCAAGCAATGAATTGACCTACACTCGGGAAAAATGGGCTTTCGGATTTTGCTGCCAAGTCCAGTCCTCGTTTTAGGAATTGAGGATTCACTACGCCCGCTTTGAATAATTCTTCGAGCCAAACTTGCTTTGTTTCGTTGTACTCAATCTCGCTATCAAATGCGTGTTTCCAGGCAGGAAAGATTGATTTCAATCGCACAAACATTCGGTCAATTAAGCGAACAGCATTGTTGGGAATATCGGATTTTGTAACCGCACTTTTTGCGGGTTCCATTGGAATTACGTTTTTCATCTCAATTCCTCCGGAATGAGTTCAGGATTGATATTTAATTTTCTACCTACAGCCCAAGAGCCATCATCGGCAAAAGCGCTTGTTTTTCGGGTGTTTGTAGTCGTTGCTACGTTGTCATCACGCCAATTCCATCCTGCTTTAAAACCCTGCCAATTGCGCTCGATGGATATTGTGATTGCTTCGGTAAGAGGTATTCCTGCTTTGTGCGCTTCTCGCTGATAGCCAACAAGTACGGTTTTTGTGATTGCTGCTCGTTTTGATTTTCGGTGGGCAATAAAATCTTCAGCAAGCTGACCAACGATTCCGAATTCAGCAAGCAAATCGAGCGAATTTTTTTGCGTAGTTTTTTTATTTGTATTTTGTATAGTGTTTTTAATATTGTTTATTGTGTGTGAACTTTCTTCACAGGTGACTTGTGAACTTTCTTCACAGGTGCTGTGAACTTTTTTCACAGGTGAACTTTTTTCACAGGTGACTTGTGAACTTTCTTCATGGGTAATTTTTGAGTAAGAATTCACGGCATAAACACCAGTATTTCTTGCTCCATTTTCTTTCACCAACAAGCCGTATTGAACAAGGGATTCGCAGGCTTTAATCACCGCACTATTGCTTAATCCAGTAGCTTTCATAAACTGACTGATTGAGATATTGTCGCTTTCTTTATTCCAGCCTTTGGTTTTTCTGATGACAACCAAGTAACACTTCAATTCCGCCCCGGTTAAATCAGGCAGTAGCTCATCAATAACAGCATTTGGCACCTGTAAAAAATTAGGAATAAATTTAGATTCGTTACTCATGCTGCTACCTTCTCTTGTATAAATTTGCCGTTCCACGTTGCTTTCATCGGCAACAACCCTTTTGCGTACCACTCATAGAGTTTCGCTGCGCCTTTTTTAAGTAACGTTGGCTTGTATTTGATAATCGGATCCGCTCCGTGAGGCACAACCTCGCTAGTTTCTTCGGTCATATACCGATCGCGAGCATAAGACGTTACGCGCCATTCACCGCGTTGGTCTTTATAAAGCCAATTCTTTTGTTGCAAAAATGCATTGATTTGCGTCGAATTTACGCCGTTTAAGCTCTTAACGAATTGAGGTGCGGTCATTCCCGCCCGGAAGTAATTACTCATCGCTTCAATGCGATCGGCTTGCTGTTTGTTTTCCAACTTTAAAACCTCTTCCCGCTCAACAGATTCCGCCAACTCACGCAATGCTGCGGCGTAGTTTTGTGGCAAAAGTGCGGTCGGATTTTGATGACCGGCTAAGCTGTCAAACGTGCGAATAACGTATAAGTGGAATTTCGGACTAATCCACATTGCGTAAGCGTAAACAAGTTCTTTGTTTACGAATGTTCCAAGCCCTTGTTTTGTAAGGATAGACGGAATTCCGTCTTTTGAAATTTCGCCGATTAACTCTTGCGTTTGCTGATTTGATAACCAGTAAGCAGGACGATGACGACTTTCACCACCGCTTGCTTGATGTAAATCATTTAAGCAAAAACGCCCTTGTTCATCTTGGCGAATTTGTGTATCATAAAGCTGTATTTTGGTTTTCATAAAAATTCCTTCGTACAGAACCACGGTTGCCGCCGTGGTTTTTTATTGCCGTTTATTTAGCGAGATCACGCACTCGATTGAGTGTTGTGTCGCTGCTAAATGCTTGTTTAATAATTTGCGGATCGTGTCTTCTTCATCGCTTGTGATTTCGCCATCTGCCAGCGCTTTTTCTAACACCTCAAACAATAATCCACGCGCGGACAGTTCACGCAGTTGCAAGGTTGAGATTTCTACCGAGTCCAATTCGCTCGCTACTGGTGCCGGTACAAAATGGCCACCAGCACTTCGGCAAAGCTCCTCGATAAAATCAGTACAGCCATACTCAAGCTGCAGCGCAATCAATTCTTCGTTTTTAAAACGTTGACCTTTCGTGTGATACAAGCGGTTATTCAGTTCCGCCTCTGAAAATCCGAGAAATCCGGCTACCGCACTTTTGCCGCCCGGTATGTTCTCAATCATTTCGATGATGACTTTCTTCATTCCCATAATTTTTGCCTTATTTTTATGGTTTTCTTTTCTGTTGGTGTTGGTAAATTACAGTCATGCGATAATCGCAGAGCCTGACTTAATGGGATTACTAAAGTTTCTAATCTCTTCCGCAGAAATACCGTTTTCCAAGGCTTGAGATAGAATCTCTGAATATCTGGTCTCACCTGTATATTCAGTTCTTGGTAGAGAATTTGATGCGCGCCATTTGTAAACTGCACGCACAGAAATACCGCATAAATCTGCTACTTTAGCTGCACCCAAAGAGTCAATAATGTGTTTTAAGCTTTTCATATACAACCCCTTTAAATGAACTTAGAGTACATAATAATCCAGAACTGAAAGTACTTCAAGTTTTATTTATAATTGAACCAATAGTTCAAAGGTGAAAAAAATGATTACTGAAGAAAAAATTAAACAGGACTTTGCCGCACGGCTAGACATTGCATGTAAGAGAAAGAACTTGCCAGAAAAAGGCAGGGGGAAAATCATTGCGGATATACTGAAAATAACGCCAAAGGCCGTGAGCAAATGGTTCAATGCCGAGACACTACCAACTCAAGCAAATATTTATGTATTGTCTGATTTTTTAGGTGTAACAAAAGAATGGCTAACTTATGGCGATAAGAATGCCTCTATTGAGAAAATCGAAAAACAGAAAGCCTACCCTTTATTAAGCTCAGTCCAAGCTGGACTATGGACTGATATTAGCTCTCTTGAGGGCTTTGACGGTTACGAGATGATCCCAAGTACAGTTATAGCCTCTGAAAATTCGTTTTATTTACGAATTGAAGGAAAATCTATGCTCCCTCGTTTTAATGAGGGCGATTTAGTTTTAATCGATCCTGACATTTTGCCCACTCCGGGGAAATTCGTGGCCGCAATCAATGGCGACAACGAGGCAACGTTTAAGCAATACAAAGAGCTTGGCACGAGAACACCAGAAGGCATACCGCACTTTGAGCTTGTTCCGCTCAATCCGATGTTTCCAACATTAAGCTCGCTCAACCAAGAAATCCGTATTATTGGTGTAGCAAGAGAAAGAGTTGAAACATTATAACACCGAGCAGCAAGGTAGGTTTGGGTTGTGAAGGCAGAGGACGTGTGATTGGATAAGAGAATGGATAAAATCATATTTATCAGAGAAAGAATGGAAATGGGGATAACCCATCCCTTTATTTGTCAAACAGATAAAGGAAATTGGTTTATCATAAAAACATTGTCTATGATGCCAATCAGTCAATTATTAGCGGAAGTCATAGGTTCAACACTGGCTCATGAAATAGGGCTCCCCTGTCCAAGTATTGATTTTGTTGAAATAACACCTGAATCAACCCAATACGTTTCCTCAGAGTGGCGGCAGGGCTTGCCTAACGGGATAGCATTCGCATCATCCTTTGTGGTAAATGCCAAAATTGCTAAAACCGTTCAAGTTAAAAATTCTACATTTTTATCGGAACCGGAACAAAAATTGCTCTATATGTTTGATCGTTGGATTTTAAATTCTGACAGAACCGCATCACAAGTCGGCACAGGAAATATTAATCTGCTTTTTGACGAACAACAGCAAAAAATTTTAGTGATAGATCATAATCTTGCCTTTGACGAAGGAGCTGATTTTTCTGAACATATCTTTTCACCACAAAACAGAGACTGGCGACTTGACTGGGTGGATAAACAAACTTTTACGGACAAAGCCGTTGACATACTCAAAAATTTTGACGATATTTATCAGTCCATTCCTGATGATTGGTTTGTGGGAGATGAGGTATTTCACAAAATCGATCAACAAATCAACCGAATAAAAGAACTTTTAAACCGAATAACACAAGAAAATTACTGGGACAACATAGAATGAAACAACCTATTTTATACAGCTTCGTGCGGTATCGTCCGTACTTTGAAACAGGCGAATTCGTCAATGTTGGCTTATTGATGTGCGAGCCTGAAAAGAAAAAACTCACTTATCAACTTGTACCTAAAAATAACAAGCGTGTGAATGATTTTTTCTATAAAAGCAAAATGTTTGAAACTGTCCGCGAGACTATTAATGATGAATTACAATATATCGTTAGTCAGCCATTTAACGGAAGTGCGCAGGATATGGCAACCTTCTTTCACCATTACATTGATGTGAAAGAAGGTATTGTTCAATATAGCAATGCAGCGGTAGGCATGGTGGATGATCCGCAAGGTTATTTTAACAAGCTATATACGCAATTCATCCAAAATGCTGGAGTAAAACCAGAAAACCAAGAACAAGCGATTTTGAAACATTACAAAACCTTGTTTAGACAAGAAAACGACAGTGTTCTTGCACAATACAAACAATATATGGTGAATGGTGATTTTGCTAAATTTGCCCTTCCTTTGGCATTGAAAAACCAACAAGATAAACATATTTTAAAAGCGGTAAAACCTCTTGCATTCGATCAGGTTGAAAGCCCGAGCATGATTGAACATTGTGACAGCTGGGTAGCGAAAATTAATCGCGCAGAGCAAGAAGGATTTATTAAAAGAGAGAATATTTTATTTGCTCTTGATACACCAAACACAGCGCATAAAGCTAATATCCTCGATACAATTAAGCGAACATTTGATCACTTTAAGTTACAACACATTAGCTGGAATGAAGATAAACAAATTATTAATTTCGCTAAAGCCATTTAACCGTTAAACCACGCACTGACGCGGGTTCATCCGATGTTACCGACATCAATGTCGGAGACATACCAACCACAATAAACCGCCTAACTGGCGGTTTTTTATTAACATTTAAACTCCGCAATAAACTCCTCTAGCACAATCCTCTCCTGCTCATTAGCGCGCACAATCCTCAACTCTTCATCTACGCGCGACACTATCTCATCAATCCCTAAGCTATTAATCCCTTCGCAATTCAGAGAGATTAGCCATTTTTTAAACTCTTTTTTCATAATTCGCCCTCCTTATCGGCAGGGGCATAATAAACCAACCTCAATTTAAACCAACTATCGCTACCAAAATTTGCGATCAGCATCGCAAAAATCTTAAAAACACACCACAAAACACAAACTTTACTTCGCAACAGATTAAAAAATAAGCAATTAAACGATATTTCAAAAAATTTATTTCTTTAGAAATCAACCCAATATGAACAAAAAGTACATTTTATTAAAAATATGTACTTTTTGTTCTTGACTATAATGAACTATAAGTACATAATGATCCCATCAAAACGAGATACACATAAACAAATATCTCGATGCTCTTTAACAATACGATTAAAAACACATCGACCAACACTTAAGCGCAGTTAATACGGCAGTGAGAATGACAAATCTCACCGATTAATTAGCGATAAGTAGTTAGGAGTAAGTGACTTATGGTCTTGTTGTGATAACACGCCAATCCAGATGGATCGCAAATAGCGATGAATGGATGGGGAAAACTTACATTGCGGTGTGAATGCTTACGGAAATGCAAACAAAGCCAATGGGTGGGAATAGCTAAACGTAAGCAACCGAACAGAGTCTTTTATTGCAATGTTAGACAAGCCGATGACTCGTAGTGAGACTGACAGTAATGCTCTTCCAAGAGGAAGGCTAACAAGGCGGCATGAAACAAACTATGCACGTCAACGTGACGTAAGAAACGTGACATACCGGAGAGACGGTAAACTGCCGCGGTAGCTTAATAGGTAAAAGCGACCGGCTCATAACCGGAGGATAGTTGAGTTCGAATCTCTCCCGCGGCACCACTTTAAAGCACATTTGAAGTACAGAGACACAGAGGCTTGTGAAACCTCTGCGAATGATAGAGAGAAGTGTGCTTTGAAATGGC